GGACCGAATAATACTACCCCGAAGTTAGTAGGGTCACCGCTCTGATATTCGTAAAACCAGTCATTAGTCTGACCGTCAAATAAGAAAGATGCCGTAACGTTTGCTGATCCTGAATCGATTACCTTTATACCTGCATATCTTAGAGCAGGGGTATCGTTGTTTAGGATGATAAATGCATCACCAACTATCTTTGCACTACCAGTAACTGACTGTAGGTACGCTATACTAGCAGTACCGTTAACTGCAATGTTGTCGAATGTCTGAGTACCGGTAAAGGTATTATTTACGTTTGTTCTAGCGTATGATGACGTAGCTGCTACTAAGGAAGTAATAATAGCTTCATCAGTAGTTAACCTAGTAGCAAAGCTAGAAGATACGCTATTGAAAGCTCCCGATACCTCGGTCTTTAGTGCGTATGAGCCGGTAGCTGCTACTAGCGAGGTAATAATAGCCTCGTCGGTAGTAAGTCTAGTAGAGAAAGAAGCAGATGTACTTGCAAATGCTCCTGACACTTCTGTCTTTAAAGCATAAGAAGAAGTTGCAGCAGTTAAACCACTAATAATTGCTTCATCAATTGTAAGCCTAGAGGCTACCGAGCTTGATAGGTTAGTTACTGAAGTAGCTGTAGCGTAAAAAGCTGGTAAATCTCCTCCTAGTCTCTCTGCATTTAACGCATAAGAAGCTGTTACGGCCGTCGAGCCTGTTGCTACAGTTAAGTTAAATGTACTACCGTCACCCTTTGTAAAAGTTAAAACGTTGCTAGCAACACTACCAGTTACCATAAGGCTACCCGTATTAACTGTTACTGCTGAACCCGTTGCTACGGTTACGTTAAAAGTACTGCCGTCACCCTTAGTAAAAGTTATTACGTTGTTTGTAGCCGATCCGGTAACCATAAGACTTCCGGTATTGGCTGCTACTGCTGACCCTGTGTTAACTGTGAGATTAAATGCAGACCCGTCTCCTTTTGTAAAAGTAAGTACGTTACTACTAACCGAACCGGTAACCATTAGAGAGCCAGTATTCTGACTACCTGCATTAAGTGCAAAGGATGCGGTTACTGCATTTTGAGCCCAACTAGCAGTTACAGCTAGGTTTGTAATCAGACTACCAGTACCGTCGGTGATAGTCGTACCAGTGCCCAGGGTTACTAGCTGCTGATAGGAACTGCTTATATTTTGTCCTGTTAGATTCGCCATTTTTTATTGTGGTAGGTAAGGGTATCTTTGGTCGTAAACCTTAAAGCCCATCTTAAGAAGATTCTTAAGGTGAGGTGAATATGTGTTATACTTCATTACGATAGGTGATTTGTACTGTTCACCGAAATCAGCTACTTGCTGGTATAAAAGTACGTTTTGTGAAATCTCAGGATATGTGTTCTGGTTCTCAATTAGGTAGTCAGTTAGCTTTTCGGCATAGAACTCTCTCTTGTTCTGAACTGACTGTCTTTTGACGTTATACATTGAGCGATCTACTGAATCACTGTTATCACCTCCCGTAGGGGTTAACAAACCATTATTCCTAGGACGCATGTATATGTATTCTAGGGTATAGTAGTAGGTAGCGTATAACAAAAAGTTCTGAATGTAGTCATCTACCAAGCTCTGGTATGCACCAGTCAGGGTATTGCTCTGAACGTCTGAGAGGATCTTATCATACAATAAGGTACCCAGTAACCGCTGCAGATCTATGTCTTGTGATTCTCTGATAGCATTAGAAATAAGTTTAGAATCTACGTTATTATTCATATCCGTAAATTCTCTTATCTTAGCTTCAGAGATTAGCTGTACTGTAGTCATTGTATGCTAAGTATTATACAGTTGGTACCTTAATAAGAACTACTGTACCGTAGCTGTTATTGACGGTGACGCTTTGAATTTCGTTAGCTGGGTAGTAACCTGCTAAAGTAGAATTACTTACAAAGTTAGTGTACTCTTGCCCTGTACCAAGTACGAATCTAAGTGCACCGATATTACTACCGGAAACTGTGATGTCTGAGTCAATTAACGCTTTTACGGTAGCGAAAGTACCTGTTGCTATCTGTGAGCCAGAAATGAGGGTTAGTGATCCTGCGGCCATTATATTTTATTTTAAACGATTTGACGTGGTTGTGTTGATACCTCTTCGATATCGGTTTCTAAATTATCTGCTACTCCTGACTCTTCGTTAGAAGCCGTTACTACGTCTACCTCTTCGGTATTATCGTCGTAAAGTTTTAACTGTATAACACCTAACTGAGCATCATCTCCGTAGTTGATATCAAAGATAACTTTGAATACGTTGAGAATGCTCTGCTGGTAAGGCTTAATTACCTGATTTAACAGTAATAGAAAAGCATCGATGACCTCTGCTCTACCTCCTAACTGTCCTGCCTCTTTGATACCGAACATCATAGGCGATGTAATTCTATGAGCAGTAATTATTTTCTGCATTACCATATCATTTACACTGCTGTAGTACCCGTCTGCACCGTTTTGAGGGATAGGGGTAATATCAGGTGCATTTTCTTTGCTATCGGTATCGATATACATAAGGCTACCGGCATTGCTAGAGCCTGCAAACTGCTGACGTAGCATATTCTCGATAGTCCTACGATCGTCCTCTGAAGCATTAGTATAGGTGGTAATCATTAAAGAAGGGGCTAGACCGTTCTTAATGTTAGACATATGGAAGTTATCTACTTCTGCATCTAACTCAATTACTTTAAGTGCTCCTACGTAATCCGGTAAAGGATAATATTTCTGACCAGGACGATAAGGCTGAAAATATATAATCTGGTTAGGCTCCTCTAGAGCTCTGTTGTGGTTAAATACGGGCAAAAAGGGTAGATCGTCAACTCTTACTTTGGCTGAACCTCTATAACCCCAATCCTCTGATAGGTAGTAACCCGGTACTCTATGTCTTTCGTTCTTTTCTTTAGCTCTTAAGTAAGAAAAGTCTACGTGGTATACCTCAGCAATCCTAGTACCTGCGTTATTCCAGATAACCTCTAAGGCAAATCCTCCGAATACTTTAAAGTCTCTGGCTACTTTTTGGAAGATAGTATTCCAAGTCTCTCCTTCATCGTTAGCCCTATCCAGGGTAAAAGGTAGGTTAGAGGTAAGTCCCTCTCCGTAAATTGCATCTACGATAGCGTTTACGCAGGTATTGTGTATGGATGAGTTATTAACTAACTCGATAAGATGCCAAGGAAATAAATCGTCATCTCCGTACTTAATGTAGTGATGCTGGGTGTTTATTTCGTAAGGGCGTAGTCTTTCTGATTTTTCTCTCTGTATAGACCCAAACATAAAGGATTTATGCTCCTTTGTAACCGGTGCTGTATGCTGAGATGTAGTATCAGATGCTTTTCTTGTAGCCATTAGTTTTGGTATGTTGTATAGTAACCGGCTTGTCCTGGTGATAAATAGACAACCAGGCCGCTTTCATTACTGCCGCTGATATATGCCCTCTCGGTTGCTATTTGTTGGCCCTGTACTTGACCCTGGCCTACCTGCCATTGTACGTTAACAGTCTCCCAGGTCTGGTTAATTAAATTCCATACAAGCGGACCTACAGAGGTACCGAAAATGTTAAGAGTATACTGACCGCTAGGGTTAGGAATAACCGAGCCTGAGATATCAGCTACTACCCAGTTAAGTTTTGTATCTATAAATCCGTCAAAGCTACCGGTGTTTAGGTTAATGTCTTGACTATAATGTACCCGTATACCCACTACAGATGCGCTTACTGGCACCTCGGGATAGAAGGCTACTTTGTTTATAGCCTGACTCTTGTTTAACTGTATCATTTTTTAGATAGCATTAAAAAGTAAGAAGGGGGCACGTATCTAAACGCAACCCCCTATCCTACTAATTAGTTAGAAAATAATTAGACGATTGTAATACCACTAAGCATGGTATTTGCAAAGGTGTCAATTTCTGAAGCTGGTTCTGGTTCTTGGCTTGTAAAAGTCAGAGTATATCCGTTCAAGTCTCCAAAGGCAGTACCAGTAGCACCGGCGCTGCTTAAAAGTTGTGCTCCGGTGTCTTCTCCTATAAGGAAGTATTCACCAACATTACCTGAACTGTTGTTCGTTTGAACAACAATCTTTAGGTTAGGGTTTTGAGCAAGAATCTTTACTTTGTTTCTTGTAGCGGACTGTAGTTTGAAGAACACAGCGGTTACAGATTGTTCGTAGAACACAGTGCCATTCTCTGGAGTCGAAGTAAGTGTTTCAGTCAGATTGGAAGTCTGTCTGAATAATTCGAACTTGTAGAAAATGCCACTACCTGTGATGCTGGTAATTAAACCTTCCGTCCCGTTAGTAGCAGTAATAGAACCAGAGAGAATGTAGATATTCTTAATGCCACCTGTGTTGTCTCTACAACCAAGTGTGAATCCTGATGAAATTTCGCAGGCCATAGTCTCTAGGTATTAAAGGTTACTAATTAAGCGCGGTTGTTAGATACCCAGAACTCAGGATATGCTACGTTAACACCAAGCTTCATGACCAATCTATGTTTAAGCTGGTCAGCGTTGATGTCGTACCACATTTGGAACTCTGTTACATCTGAACGAAGGTCAGTACCTACTACGATATGCTTGGCTGGTCCGAGAACTACACGGTCACTACTTTGAAGACCTACAGTACCTACAACACGCATGTTCTGGTAAGGGTACATCATATCCATTACACCACCACGGTTAGTGATAGAGGCTGGATCAAAGTAGAAGTTGTTTAGGGTACGGATAGCTGTAACGTATCTGCGGAAGTTAGTAACCGACATAAAGAAGGTTAGATCATCGCGATCGGTTACGTCTGAGCTAAGGTTATCAATCATAGTGTCCATGATAGTCAATGCAGTGGTTGCGCTGAAAGCTGAACCAGTGATTGAAACAGGAACTACAACACCTGTAGTTGCAGAAGAAAGGATCTGATTTAGTCCGTTAGAACAAGCGCCTGAAGCTGTGTTAGCAGTCCAGATGAACTGATCGTTAGACTTCTGGAACTGGTTTGTGATAAGCTCTGCGTAAGTGTTTGCAAGTGCGAAGGTCTCGTTGTAAGAACCAGCTCCCAAGGCAGAAATGCCCAAGTACTTGGTGTCAAGAGTCTTCAAGCAAAGTCCATCATAAGATGTTCTCTGACATACTTCGATGTCACGCTGAGTGAATGATGCGGTGCCTTGTGGTGTTGATACACAAGCTACGCCTGATTGAATTTGGAGGTCTACCTCGAAAAGGTTAATAGGCTCTTTATATTTGATGCCTTCCTTGACGGTGACATACTCCATAGTTGTGCCTGTGTAAACCATCTTCGCGATTAACTCACCTGCGATTTCATTATTGAAATCTGATAGTGCTGTTACGTCTAATGCCATTTTGTTAGGTATTAATTTCTGTTAATTTTGACTGATTTTAAGACTCTTTCGAATCTATCCTTCTGCAGAGGTTCTACAGCAGGGCTTGCTGCCTTCTTTACAGACCCAGGCAAGGTCTTTTCTGATGCAGGTGCTGCACTAAAGGTTTCGACTTTAGCTTCAACGGCAGACATCCTGTCGTAATGCTTTTTCATCTCCTCTTGTACTGCCTCTACTACAGCTTTTACGATATCTTCAACCATTACTGGCATATTTTCGTGCTCTTCGAAAGTATTAGGTGTAATGATAGGCTTCCCAGTGGATCTAATCATTTCCTCATGCTCCGCAGCCTCTACAGGCTGTGCTAATGTTAACTCAAGAACTTCTCCTTCAGTACCAAGTACGACGTTAGTACCATCCTCAAGAGTGTGCGAGCCTTCAGGAGCGGGAATCTCATTTCCTTCTGCATCGAGAAGATAAATTTTAGTTCCTACTGCGAGGTCACCTTCGTAATAGATTTTGGTAGTACCATCAGCCAAGGTGGCTTCAGCGAAAATTCTCTTAACAGTAGTTTTGTCAGCTAAGTTGAAGTAAGACTTCACTAGCGTTTTTAACTCTTCTACATTCATGTGTTAAAAAAATTATATAATTTAAACCACCCTGAATGAGTAGCTCGTATTGATAAATAGGGCTTTAGTGGACTTTGGCCCTACTACCTATCAGACCATTTAGTATAGCAGATTGCTGCCGCCTGATCGTCGGCATACCCCTCGTCTTTCATGTACGGGATACACCTACCGATAAACTCGTCTTTAGATTCAATAAGTCCCGGTTCTACAAAAGTTTCTTTCTGCTTAAACATCTCATCTAAGAAGAAACCTTCAACTGAGTATCCCTTTATTCTACCTGTCTCTACGTACTGATTCCAGTTCATAGTACTTTCGAACTTAGTTATAGCATACCAGTCTCCTTTAGCAGGACTGAAACCGTAAAGTCTAGACTTATCTGTCTCCGGGTCTTCTACTAGCCATGCTTCTGAGATATAAACATTCTCCATGGGTTTATCGCTATCATGCTCTAGGTTAAAGGACTTAAGTCTACCCTCCTTCATGAATTTCTCTGCAATTCTCTTAATAGTATTAGGAGTGAAGTACACGTAGTAAGGATCTCCCTTTTCGTCAACTCGTAAAATTAAACGATTAGCTCTCATAAGAGGGCCGATTACCTTTTGTTCCTTAGCTAATGTCTGCCGGGCAAACTCTAACTTATCTTGGATTCCTTTAGTAGGACTTGTGATAACGGGTTTATTGACTCCAGATGATAATAGATCGCCAATAGCTGCAGGTCGTTTACCCTCCGGTACTCCGTTATTACCAGCTTCTCTAAAGTATAATGCCTCCCAAGCATGTCTGCAATTATAGCTACCCTTG